AATGACAGTAAATGGACAATATACACCCGTGTTTTTTTTCATTAATTATATGTATTCTTGGTCTGTGTTAAGTTATGGAATTGTGTTCGGAGAAATATATTCCCTCGTTGTTTCATTAATATATATAATTGTATATTCAATAGCTGCCGGGTTTTTTATAAATTAATGTTGTAATATTATATGAATGATAGAAAAGCATTGTTTAAAAAAGCTATGATGAATTTTCAAAACGGTGAAAAAAGAATTAAAAAATTTATTACATCATATTCTACAGAAAAAGGTGTCACATTATCAAAAAATAATTTTAATAATATTTTAATGGCAACAAATAAGTTTCCAAATTTAATGGAAAAAAAGAGACATGTTATAAAAATGTTTTTGAATAAAAAAAGAACACATACATCTGAAAGTATAAAAGCAAGAAAAGAATCACCCAAGAAAAGAAAAAGAACATCTTTTACACCAGAAAAAAGTTGGATTGCTAGGTCTCTCCAAAATTAATTGTTGTAATAAAATAGGTATGAGAGTTAAACTCATAAAAAGCCCAAATTCCAGAAAGAAATATCGTGTGATTTTTGAAGACGGGGATACAGTTGATTTTGGTGCTAGGGGATACAGTGATTTCACCCTCCACAAAAATCCCCTCAGAATGCGTTCATATCTCATCAGACATGGCGCCTCACCATACATCTCAGCGTCCCTCAAAAAAGAAAAGAACCCAAAGCGTGTTTTAAATGGTTTATTGAATGTTTCCAATTCACATCTTGAAAATTGGAAGCCTTCAGGAATAAAAACTGCAGGGTTTTGGTCTCGTTGGCTCATTTGGAGTGTTCCATCTATGAATGGTGCCAAAAAGTTAATGAGTAAAAAGTTCAATATCACTTTTTATTAAAAATATTTTCCAACCAACTTGGTATTTCATTGGTTTTAGTTCCACTTCTAACACGAATGTATTTATGCACAAATGGTTTTTTTACACTTTCAGATTCGCGCACTGGAGAACTATTTATATTTGCAGGTCCTGGTGTTTTTTGTCTTATAGAACGACCAGTGCTTCTAGTTGGGGACAATGGTCTACCCATAGGTGGGAATTTAGCCTTTTTAGATTTCCTATGTGAAGATGATGAACCTGATAAACTAAATTTTTGTAACACTTTGGAAATTTCACTATCCTTGCTACCAGACATCTACTATTTATTTATATAATTTTTTAAGTTCCCTAAGACCTCCAATAAATTTATATTTTTTAAAAATTATTGGAACTGTATTATGTTTTGATTTTTCCGAAAGAAGACCCACTGTTTTTAAACTTTTTATAACCCTGTCTTTTCCACCAATTTTTTCAATATCAATCTTCTTAACTTTTTGATTTTTGTTTTTCAATATTTTTAATGCAGCTTTACAAAATGGACACCAAGTGTAATGATACACCAACCAAGTCATTTATAATTACGTTATATTTTTTGAAATTATAGAAGTTCTTAAATTGAGTGCTGAATTAGTAGACCTAAAACTCACATCTTTCCAAGAAATAGTTTTTGTTTTTTCAATCATTTCTTCTACATTTGTTTGAAAATATATACCATAACCTTTTTTCCCTGGAAGACTTTCAAAATCATCATATGTTTTCATATTTGCGTCACCAAAACAAGTTGAGGGAAGATATAAATGACATTTACCAATCATATTAACATTTCTTCTCGATGAAATGGTTTCACCATCTGAAATTGAAAATATTTTAATATTTTTATTATTATTGGAAACTAATTCATATTTATTATTTTTTGTATGTTTAGACCAAATCTGAAAAACTCCGTTCACTTGTGTTTTGTTTCCATCTGGAAAGTGAAACATACCACTCAACTTTTCACTATAAATTAAATTAAATCCATTAACTCTTTTTCTAGGACTACCCCTCCCATCACTTTCAAATAATTGTGGTAATATAAATGCAACATAATCGGCAAACTCAAATGAATGATTAATAAAATTAAGTGCCAAATGTCCTCTTAAACCAAATGGTGGATTTCCTATTACAATATTTTTTGTATTATTTTCAGGTTTCCATGTTAAAAAATCCTTTTTTAAAACTCCTTCACATCTTGGCTCTACGTCTATCCCAATTTTGTTTTTTGGTAATAACTTGTAAAAACTACCATCTCCCGCAGAAGGTTCTATAAATGAGTACTGATTTATATCAATACCAGTTTCATTTATAAATATATCTATACAATTCTTAGCCATATCTTGTGGTGTAAAAAATTGGTCTTTTGATTTGAATGAATATTGAGAATAATCTATTTCTTTCCCAAGTATTTTCAATAAATTGAAATCATAGTTTGATGGGACATCTTCAAGTAATAACCATCTATTTACTGTACTTGGAACTATGTTTAATATTTTAGAAATTTCATTGACAGAATGTATTTCAAGACATTCTTTCAATAAAGCATATGACATTCTTTATTATTTATATAAACAATTTCTTAATAAAAATTTTCAGTGCGATACATTTTAGCTTCATATTGATTATCTTTACCAAAGACTGAAACCAATTCACCACCATAGAGTTCATTACAACCAACATGTTGGTCATCACAATCACGACCGTTAATAACAAGGGGTAAAGACATCATAGCATTTGAACCCAAGGAACCATTGTCTGTGGCATAATACATATAACTGTCCCGACGATAAGGTGTTTCTTTTCCAAACAATGGAAGACTGTCCTTTGTTACTGGATCGTGGAGAATACCAACTTGTTGAACTTGACCTGGTTTATAATGTTTCAATGGGGGTCCACGGAACTCTGGTGTATTCCTAGTATCTGGTCTATCCTTTGTAAAACCTGGTTCAAACCTTGGTCTTGGTTCCTGAGATTGAATTGGCATTGGAACTAATTTTATAGTTTCTCTTGTAAAGTTTCTAGTCATATATATAATTGCTGACAATGCAACAACCAAAATGAAAATAAGTACAATTATGGCAAGTTGTTGTTTATCACTCTTATTCATTTACGTTATATAAAGAAAATAATTGATCTTTAAGTAGGTATGAAAATATTAGGCATAGATATAGGATATCATAATTTAGCCCTAGTTCTAGCTGAATGTAGTAAAACTGATATTATTGAAATTATTGATTGTAAAAAGATTTCTTTGGGAGATTATAAATATATTAAATCTAATGACATTGTTGATTTAGTTCCATTGATGATTGATGACCATAAATTTTTTTTCCAAGAGGCGGAACAAATTGTTATAGAAAGACAACCACCTGGTGGTTTTACTAATGTTGAGTGTCTTATTAATTATATTACTCGTCCCAAATCATTATTGGTTTCACCTAATGCAATGCATGCGTATTTTGGGTTGGGACATCTAAGTTATGAAAATAGAAAAGAGTACACAGAAAAAATTGCATATCCATATTTGAAAGATAATTATTATTACAATAAATTAGACAGAAAGCATGATATAGCAGATGCAATTTGTCTCATTTTGTTTCAAAATAATAAAAATACAATGGAATTCAAAAGAAATGAATTAGTTGAAAGATCAGTTTTCAGTGAATTCCTTTACACTAAATCGACCCAATCTCCACTGAGTGAACAACCACAAAAGGAAAAATATAGTTTTAATTAAATCCTTTGATTTGTTATCATCAATTTTGTAAATTGGACTAATTATTTGCGAAGTAAAAGTTTGTGAAGGTTCTTTTCCAAATATTTTAGCTTCCAATTGTGTTAAAGCACAAGTATCATCATTCATCATCCAGTGGAAAAATATAATAACCATCAAAATTGAATATGCCCTTAATTCTCTCGCCTGTCCCACAAAGGGTATTAATATTCCTATAAGAAGTATTATTAGATGAACGAAGAAAATAATGTTCATTTAATATAACTCAGAAAAGAATGGAGCAAGAAAAAAAAGTTGCCGCCCGAACAAAGGAGTGGTACAAGGCGCAAGAAAATATATTGCGTGTTTGGGGTGAAGCTGCAGCTTGTTATAGGTTCATGAACTACAGGGCTTTCCTCATGTATAAAAAATCCTCAATGCGTTTTACGTTACCTGTTATTATTTTATCAACTATCACAGGGACGGCAAATTTCGCTCAAGAACAATTTCCCGAGAGTATTAGGCCCATGGTTCCATCTATTATAGGTGGTATGAACCTCATCGCGGGTCTCATTGCCACTATTATGCAGTTTCTGAAGATTAACGAATTGATGGAAAGTCATCGCGTTGCTTCACAATCTTATGGTAAATTGTCAAGAACCATTCGTTTGGAATTAGCTTTGCCATTGAGTGAGCGTTCCATGGATGGTCGTGACATGGTAGATTTGATGCGCGCGGAATATGACCGTTTGATAGAACAATCTCCACCAATCCCAACACCCATCTTAGATGAATTCGAGAAGGAATTCAAAAATTCCAAGATTTTCAAACCAGAGATTATGCATATCCAACCAATTGAACCATACAAAGCTATTTTGGAAACTTCCATGAAAGCTAAGGAAATATTTAGTGAAAGCAAAATGAAAGATGATATCACCCGTTCAATGGGGGGTGAGTTGAGAAAGCGGACAGGATTGAAGATGCCCCAATTGGCACCAGCTTCTAACCAGGGAAAATCGGTCAAAGAAGAATTAGAAGATTTGAAGAAAACAGGGGTTGTTTCTCTTCAAAGCAAGGTGATGCAGGACTTTAAAGCAAAGACTGAAAGAATGTCTGGAGTAGAACTTTCTGAGATTGTGACTGAAGATCCACAAGTCCCAGTTGAGGAAACATCAGTTCCTGTTGAGGATACACCATCTGAACCAGTTACTGAAGAATCCCCCAAAGAAGATTAAGAATATAGATAAGTAGAATTAATAATATAATATTGAATGCAACAAAACACGCGAGGTATGGGGCTAATTTCCTTCTTAAAGGTTTAAGAACTTTATCATTTAAAGAGTCACTCTTTAACGCCATATCTATTGCCTGATTTGTGATTTCATCCATGGATCGGTTCATTAAAATAACATCCGATAAAAAAATGCCACAAAATGCTCTGCATTCTAGTGAAAGAGAAAAGTTAGAACAATTAGTAAAGGAAAATAAAAATGTATTTGTAAGTGGAGCACCTGGTGTTGGTAAAACACATTTAATTAAAAGTGTTTTAGAAGGAACAAAGTATTTTGATTTAGATTCACATACCACTCGATTTTATTATTTATGTAGAGATGGTGTTTCACATATATTTATAGATAATTACGAAGACGATATATCTTTTAAAAAAATAGTTGATGAGGTTAGTGAGGGTCATAGGAAGACAAATGGAGCATTTATTGTGGAATCTCAGAAATTTCATTTGTTTCCAAACTTTGAAAATATTACATTAAATAAATTAAGTGTTGAGGAACTATTATCTCTTACCGATAAAACAAAAGATTATACGGATATAGCAACAAAATGCGATGGAAATATCAGAGATTTCATGACATACAAGGATTTTTTACAATATGAAAAAGATAAATTCTTTACGACAAAAGAATATATAACAGATGTTTTGTGTGGTTTACACAAGATTAACACAAGAGATGTTTTACAAGAACATGGAAATTTCTGGTCTACAATTCATGAAAATTATTTAGAATCAGATGGTTGTGTAATGAATAAGGTAATGAATTCCTTATCATTCGCGGATTCTTACGACAATTCAATATATGATGGTAATTGGGATTCGATGAAATTTTTTGTTAATGAAGTTGTTTCAATTCCTAAATTTTATTTTGGTAAGGGACTTGAAAAGGATAAAATAAGACCTGGGAGTTCCTGGTCTAAAGCGGGAAATCAAAAGATGCGAAGAAGAAAGATTGCCGAGATATTACAAAAGGGACAACCAGCTATGCATAAAGAACATTTACACGTATTGAAACTGTATGCTCAAAATGGAAATATAGATATACTAAAAGAATATAATATTACACCTCAAGATTTTGATATTATAAACCATATATGTATTCAAAATAAATTAAAGCAGAGGGACGTCAATAACATTAAGAAATGTCTGAGGAATTAGAAGAAACAACTGTTCTAGGACCAAAAGTTATTGGAAATGAAATTTTGTTTTTTAGTGACATCACCGAAGAATCCATTTTAGATTTCTTGGAGGCATTCAAAAAACTTGAAAATGAAACATTGAAAAAGTATGTAGATAATCCATGTTCCAAACCATGTATTAAAGTTGTTATCAATAGTGGTGGTGGCGATTTATTTTCTGGAATCGCAGCAATGAATATTATTGAAAAATCAAGGGTCGATGTAATTACTGAAGTTCAAGGAAGTTGTTGTAGCGCTGCGACTTTCCTTCTACTCGCGGGTCATAAGAGACGAATGGGTAAAGATGCTTTCATTTTGATTCACCAAATAACAACGGGACAGTTTTGGGGGAAGTTCCAAGAACTCAAGGCTGAGTGTAAAAATTATTCTAAATTTATGAAGAGAATTGAAACAGTTTATCGTTCAAAAACTGAAATACCCGATAAACTATTTAAGAAGATGATGAAGAAGGATGTATTTTTGGACTCTGCTGAATGTCTCAAACATGGTATAGTTCACGAGATTGCTTAACTGTTACATATCTTTTATAGAGATACATAGCCATAATTATAATAACAATAACACTAACTGTATTTAAATCAAATTTTATATCCCTGGGTGGGGGTTGAAGTCTCTTCATTCTTTCGTAATCAACAACCGCGAATGTCATTATTAAAGAGTAGAGAATATAATTTACCAAAATGAACCGAATTGCTGTGGACATCGATGAGACCCTTCTTCACTTTCTTCCAAATATGGCAAAGTACCACAAGATGGAACTGCCATCCAAAAGATTTCGATATGTCTACAGAAATATTTTTGATATAACCGAGGCTCGGTCAAAGAGAATGGTTATTGATTTTTATAATTCCCAAGAGTTTCACGATTTGGAACCAATGAAGGGTTCCCAAG